CTACCTCGCCTACTTCAAGAAGTAATGGGGCGAAGATTAGGATCAGCACGGCGCACATCATAACGACATAGCCTCTTTGAGTTCTTTCTCTAATTGAATGTTGGCTAGTTCCCTCGTATCACAATCGAATGAAATTAGATACGAGGCGTTAAATAGCATTTCAAGGTCATGGATATTCTTACCTAATTCAACCGCTCTAATCAAAGCCTTGAATAGTTTAATATCGAGTTCTTGAAAAACACCTAGGTCTCCTTCCCTCAACTCTTTTGCATCCAATGGGTGCATACCATAGTCGATTTGTTTTGGAGACCTCCGAATGTCCAATAGTCCGTTGTGACCCATACTATGTTCTAGCCTCTTCAATATCCGTATCATGTAGTTGTCTTTTTCTCCAAGCTCGCAAAACATGGTTAGGGTGTCGTTAATCGCTCCGATGATTTGTTCATCATCAAGGTCTTTAGCGCATTCCAGAAACTCACCAAGTAAATTCTCGGCCTCTTGTAGGATGGTCAAATCAACATAGAATTTTTGATTCAACTCTCCACTAATTAAGTCTTCAATCGTGTCGAAGCCTTCCGCCGAAAGTGGCTTGGTTTTCACAATCTCTTTAGAAATTTCCGCTACCACATATTGGTAGGTTTCAAGCGATGATTCAATCATCGGCGACAAATCAAAATGTCTCATAATAAAATAAAGATTTAACCCATGAAGGAGAACCCTCCATAGGTGGTTAGAAAAATGCCCATAAGTCAAAGAACATCGTACCAGTTGGTACAGTGTTAATATAGCACAAGTAGGATAAAAATCATATAGGCGCACCAATATTTATCCAACTAAATTTTAATTGATATAAGGGGTTACAAATCAACATATTAAACCCTGGGATGTAAACCAATGATTACCTTGGGGAGGGGTAAGCGTGTGATACCTAGTTAGATATATTCTAAATATCAAGAGGGAGGGGGGTGTGATTGTCAACTTGCTAGGGGTGTGCACCCTAGATTCGCAATGTACTAGGGTTCAACATGATGCGGTATAATAGTTCATCAAGTGGTATAGGTGGTGAGGTAGAAACGCCTGATCCACAACGCATTAGTAGGTAAAACGCCAAAAGTTTTCCGAGTTCCAAATCTCACACTTGAGGGGTGGGTTTGGATTATCGTTTTGGTTTTGTCTTGCGCTCGTCCTCATGTAGCGTATAATCCCCCCGGTCTTTAGGACTCTAAATAATATTCGGATCGTCATCTGATCGCTGGAATTTGGTTGGGGCAGTTAAGCCAGACAAGAAGTATTTTTTAAAAATTAGGTCTTGATTATATCAAAAAAAAGTTGTAACTTTGAAATGCTTCAAGCATACTAGCATGGCGGTTGGCTTTTGGGAGCCACCGCAAAACCAAGTATGTAGATTGCACCCTGATATAGGAAGTTGTATTAGGGGATACTATGTCTAATTTTAATTGGGGGAATTATGTGCGAATGTGGGCACGAAGGGAGTCAATGTTATTGTGACTTCTGGGACGATGTCGAGTCAGGAGACTTGATCTTGTTTGTATGAACTGTTCTTAATTGAGAGTTCTTGATTTCATAAAGGGGAGCTTGGGTCGTGAATACTGATCCATCATCCCTTTTTCTTTGTTCTCCTTTGGGGAAGAAATCGGCTACTTCTAGGAATTCGGTTTTAAATATCCAGCCACATAGTGTGTACACGCTTGTCTTTTTATTTATAGAGCAAAACATTAAGAGGTCGGATTCTAGATTCTCTTGGTATCCTACGAAGTTGTTTACATAGTGTGGTTTGGGGTCTACTGTTCTCCCCATTGTTTTGACATCGATCTTGTGCCCTTTATATAGAAGGTCGTAACCCCCGTCAAACCCAGGTTTAAATTCTACCGGGAGTTGTAGGATCAGGGCGGTCATATATTCTCCTAATAGTCCGATGTATTGTTCCTCTTTACTCCCATTAAAAGAATGTCTTTCTCCGAGGTTGTTTTCTTTGAGTACATCCCAACAAAAGTCTTTTAGGGACTGTGGTATTTCTAGGGATATCATAACTCGTTATAGAATCTTTGTACCATAAGCCTTCCTTTTTGAGCGAGGGCATAGCGCACACGATAATTATATTTTGTTTCTGATCTAAACATTTGCCCAAGGACATCCTTCTTTGGGGTGAGCTTATCGAAATGTTTGTATATGTATTCTCTTTTGAGGAGGGGGTAGAGTATTTTTGCGGGCAGTTGTTTTTTTGATTTGCCGTACTGATCGCATACCCAATCGATGGTAAAGAATTCTAGGTCGTAAATAAAGAGCATGAACTCGATCTCTGGTCTAGATATATCGTACTGCTCCTTAAACACCCTATAGACCTTCGAGATATTTTTAAGGTGGTTTTGTTTTATGTATCGTTCGGGTTGTTTGCTAAACTCCCGGAACTGCTTCGTTGGTGCTACATGGCTCTTCGGCATGGCTAAATTTAATTTCGGTATCAAATGGGTGATTCATCGGTACTATCGACAATGTAGATTCTATCTTTCTTATCATTGTGATTAGGTCTCTTTTAGTAAAAAAGAAAAGGGGGTCTACCTTTTCGCCAATTGCAAGGTCGAGTCTATTCTTGTTAGCCTCATAAACCTCCGAGTATAATTCGCTATCTGGTGAGAACAAAAGGTTGGTTTCGTGAATCCTCCACGCATGAAGTATGGTTGCATGATTATAGCCAGTGAGTCTTCCTAATTCCGAGCAACCGAAGAATGGTTTACATGCATTTATGTATGCATATCTATAAATTATATTCTTGCGCTCCCTAGAATTAGTAAGTCCGTGTTCCTTATTGTAGAGCTTCCAATCAATGGCCACCTCAACACTTCTATTCATATATAAGTTATATTTGCTTTAGGTACTAAATCTACGGGAAAATGGAAGACCATCAAAGTCGCAAAGAAGAATTTTTGCTATTGTGTAACGATGTGCTAGGCACATTACGAGCAGTTGCGGAAGAACTTGGCCTTGACGATGATGTGGTTTTTATTGCAATGGCAGGAGTTTACGATGAGACAACAAATCGTGTTGATGCAATATATGATACCCAAGCACCAACGGAGGAGGTACTAATTACTGGTCTCGACTTTTTAGACGGGATGATATGTGAAGAAATTGAAAATAATGAACCCCATGAGGGAACTATTGATTGGTGGATCAATAGGTTAAATTAAATTGTATGATCAGAAAGATTATCGTAGGCATCAATCCCAAAGATGCTATGGCTTACTATGTAGGTATGAAGGTTGGGAAGATGGTCATTAGCAGTATCGTTGTTGATGAAAAATATTTAGTAAGACATAATATTAGAAGATATTTAATATATTTAACAGGAGATGAGGGAGTTATGTTGTGGAAAAACATAGAAGGTCTCCCCGTCGTAGTTGAATATAATTTGAATTTCTAGTGAAAATGATGAAGTCTATCCTTGTGCGTATACCCAAGCGTTTCAAGGATACAATCAAAGTAAACGATGAGGAACTATATTTAGAAACAAAGTTCGATGAGTTTTCTCATAGGGTTATGGAGGGCGAAGTTCTAGCCACTCCTATAAAGTATGAATGCCCTTTTGACAAGGGAGATACTATCTACTTCCATCACCATGTCGTGGTGGAAAAAGCACAGCGTATAGCGGTTTTTGAGGGCGAGGATGTCTACGAGGTACGATATCATCCTAGCGACTCTATGAATTCTCAAGCATTTGCCTATAAGGATAAAGAGGGAAAAATTCATCCATTATCTAATTGGGTACTCTTGGAGCCAATCCGTCCAGAGAAAAAATTAAAGAGTGATTTTTTAGAGATTGTAAGTTTCGAAGAGGAACTTGCTTCTGAAGGCATTGTAACCTTCTTGACTAGTGAAATGGTGATGAATGGTTTGCGTAAGGGGGATCGGGTACGATTCTCAAAGCACTCGGACTACGAAATCGAAATCGATGGTACACCATATTGGAGGATGCGTATGTCTGATCTAGAATTGGTATATGGCTAAAAAAGATTTTACAACAATCGGGGCATCCGAAAAACTCATGAAGAGTATGGAGGTTGCGATTGAGAACATGATCGGAGAAATCCGCAAACCTATCGACCCTGATCTAGGGGGTACACAAAGGAAAGCGGAACTACAATCTATAAAACAAACGGCGGTAGATTGTAAGGAACTGATCATAGAAAGACAACGCCTAGAACAAATGGTA